TAGACGGTGAGGACGATGTAGTCGACCTGACCAAGATAGTGAACGACTTCGCACTGCTGAGAAACCAATGGCTGGGCATCACCAAAGGACTGGATCAGAAACAATGGCAGATAACCAACATTGTGAAACTGAGGGTGGCAGGAATGGAAGATGCCGACATCAAATAACAGAATAATACTAACAGATGTAGACGGTGTGTTGCTAGAATGGGAACACCATTTCACCAAATGGGTGTTACAGAAATCATATTTTGACGAGCACGGCAATCGATACTATCCACACAAACTACTGCCCAAAAAACAGAAAACATATGAGATGGCGGAAAGGTTTGGAGTTACCAAAGATGAGATTAGAAAACTTATACGGGAGTTCAACAGGAGCGCCTGGATGGGTACACAGAGACCCATGTTGGGATCACAGACCTGGGTCAAGTTGTTGTCCGCGGAGGGATGGACATTCATACCCATAACATCACAGACATCAGACATACCAGCACAGCAGTTGCGTAAGAGGAGACTGGGAGAACTGTTTGGGGACCACGTGTTCACAAATTACCACATACTGGGCACGGGCGCTGACAAGGATTCAGCATTATCCGAATTCCACGATACTGGGCTGTATTGGGTCGAGGACAAGCCAAACAACGCTGTAGCCGGGCTCAAATACGGTTTAAAGCCCATATTAATAGACCACCCATACAACAGAGACTTCGAACACCCGGACGTCATACGTGTAAATAATTGGCAGGAAATACACAAATTACTATCAGGAAGATCATGAAAGTTTACGTAGGTTGGGACAGCAGGGAGGACATAGCATACCAAGTGTGTGAGCACTCGATCAAGCGTAGGGATCCTAACGCAGAAGTACATCCATTAAAACAGAACGAGATGCGACAACAAGGCATCTACACCAGAGACGTGGACAAACTGGCATCAACTGAATTCACGTTCACTAGATTTTTCGTACCTTACCTGAACAATTTCAAAGGCTGGGCGGTATTCTGTGACTGCGATTTCGTGTGGAAAGTGCCCGCGAAAGAACTGGAACAGTACTGCGATGACTCCAAGGCGGTTGTGTGCGTACAACACGATTACACACCAGAGGATGGATCCATCAAGATGGACGGACAGATACAGACAGCATATCCCAGGAAGAACTGGAGTAGCATGGTGCTATGGAACTGTGCCCACGAGAAGAACAAGATACTGACACCTGAATTCCTGAACAAGCAGACACCAAAGTTCCTACACAGGTTCTCATGGTTGGAAGATTCAGAGATAGGATCCTTGCCACACGCTTACAACTGGCTTGTGGGTTGGTACAAGGAACCCAAAGACGGCAAACCTAAGATACTCCACTATACCGAGGGAGGTCCTTGGTTCGATGGCTACCGAGATTGTGAGTATGCTGACGACTGGAAAAAAGAAGTAATCAATTTGTTCTCAGCATAATGAACTGGGAGAAACTCAAAACCAATCATTATTTTAAAGATCCCGTGGAACACATATATGCTTCGATCTTGTACGATATGAAAGAGTATGATAAACTTTATGAAAATCAGAACAACCTAAATCATCACGTTTGGCAGGAGTTTGATCAGAAATATAAAACAGGTTTTGAATTTATAAACGACATCGGAGAAATCAATACCAACAAGTCAGTCATATGTGTATGGTTTTTCAAGGACAGGAATGATAGGAGCAGTGGTGAGGACATAGTGCTAAATGGGAAAAAAATAAAGTATCAGCCAAACACTTTTTTGATAACTCAATCAACAGATATAAAAATTCTAGATAAAAAAGACAAGTATATCAGAAGACCTTTGCTCCAGCTCGATCTAAAAATAGAAGTGTGGAATCAAATATTAGAAAGATTTTAGTAATATATCTTATCCACTTGATTTGTTCCGTTGTGACTATCGATAATTTTATTGTTTCTAAATCCTAGATCTAACATATAATTGTCCATCTCGTACTCATTAGGTATTTGTGGAAATTCCTTATCCTTGTATAAATTCACTTCCTGTATGATGTATTTTGCACGTTTGAATATACCGGGAGCACCTTTCATTATCATAATTTCTGCACCCTGTACATCCTGTTTGATTAGATCAAATGTGGCATCCTGGCCAACCAATTCGTCTAAAGTCTGCATCTGTCGTATTTCGTAATCTTTGAATATACCAAATATAGTAGATCCTTTAGTGTACGTAATTTTTTTCTTATTACCTTTGTCAATTTCTCTAAGGTACATTTTGACCTCTTTATTTGAATCTCCCAACACCGCTATATGATAGTCGGGGGTTATCTGTTTAAGGGATTTTTCATGTTTGTGTCCCGCTTCGATACAAGTATATTCTGCTTCAGGCCAGATGCTTTTAACATTTTTTGTCCAGAAACCGTTCCATGCTCCAATATCTAATATCTTTTTAGGAGTAAAGTTTTGTTTTTCTTTCAGCTCTCGTAGATAATCGTACATCATACTTTATAATAAACTATGTCAGGCCACGTCTTGATCAGAATCTTATATCCCAGATCTTTTAGATGTTTTTCTATCTCTAGATTACTACTACCATATCTTTTACTGTTGTTGTTAAGTTCGATCATAATATATTTGATTTTTTCAAGTTGATGTGATGCACCTTTGAGAACTTCCATCTCTAGACCTTCTACATCTACTTTGAGCAGATCTATGTCTTGAATATTTAGAGAATCCATTTTTGAGATTTTCGTCTCTCCTTTTTCTAATAAAACTCTTGTATTCTGTGTCGAGGATTCTTGTGATAGAGAGATGTAGCCGTCCTCATTTCCTATCGCTTGGTTATAAATGCGTATGTGACCGTAGGGTGCTACATTACGTTGGAGACATTCATAATGCGTCTTGTTTGGTTCAAAGCAGTAGATATTTTTGGCATATTGTTGCATAGTAATAGCCCATGTGCCGCACCAGGCACCTACATCCACTATCATATTAAATTTTTTATTTTGCAACTGACACCATTTCTCAAACTGTTTTAAACAAGTGTCCTGCATATGAGGATGACCTTTTTCTCGCCATTTCTCTATCTGTGCATCCGTCGACGGAACCCATAACCCATCCTTTAGTTTCTCTATCTTCATAATATTCCCTTGTCCATCAATGTTTCTACGGCTGTACCATTCTCAAATTCCTCCGGCGTGAACTGTTGATAGGCCAGACTGTATAGCCATGGCTCCGGACCACCATAGTAGGGATTTTCAATATCTGACAACTCGATTCCCGCAACTGCCGTCGCGAAACTCTTCTCATGACAGAATACAGGAACACCTTCACAAATGGCCTCTACCGCCGCTATGCTACAACTTGTGACAACGCACCAGGCATCCTTGAGGTCCTCGGATAGGGGTACCTTGGCCTCGCTTGGTCCTGATGTACCCCTGCCCCTAGGCTTGTGTCGAAGTCGGATGGGTCTGTCTGTGTATCTCTTGATCTGTTCTATCGTGTCATTGGTCCATGTTGGTTGATCTATGTATGAGTTAATTCCCGCCGAGCTCGGGCACACCAACACGTACTTGCCGGCGAACGATGGCGCTTTTATCTTGATGCCAAACTTCTCAAATCTATCAGGCTTACAGTCCTTGATGTATGGAACGTGTATGGAATTCTTACAGATGCGCCAGTAGTGGTTGTCTGGCTTTAGATTGCTGTTGTCAAATCTTCCAAAGTATGGAGTGTCAGTGAACCAGTACTGATGGTTGCGGGCTTCTAACTTTTTAACCATCTCCCTGTTGTTGCCAACGAATCCCCAGAACATGCTGTTGCTGACAGGATCATTTTCTTTTGAATTGTCTAATTTGGTTATCTGATCAGGCCATGATTTCTCCACCCCTGCGAACACCTCCCACGCCTTACTGTTCTTGTTACTGAATGGTGCGTAGATCGTTAGCATCTATAAAATCCTTTAGTTGTTCTGTCCACAAAATGTGTCCTTCGTACGAAGGATGTGGATCGTTTGGACTCACTATGTGTTTGTTCCCTATGATGAAATCATAATGACTGGTGTTAAATTTAAAAAAACGATCTTTGTTGATCGATGATTCCACTGTTCGTAGATCCTTGTTGAGTGAAGTCATTGAGTTAGGCAGACTGTTGTACATCACGTAAGGTATGCTTTTTAACTCAAAGAAATTTTGTAGATCTAAAACATGGTCAAGGAATCTCATCTCGCCCTGTTGATCCACGTCCCATCCAGGTTGTCCAGAAATGAATCTTAGGTTGTCTGCCGTTTTCCATGTTCTCCATGTGGAATCCATGTTGACTATTCGGCCCTTCTTCCACCCGTCGTTGGTCATGTAGTCATGTCTGTGTGTGCTAGACCAACCTATCACTGCGAATACATCTTTTGTACTGTTCTGTTGGAACCATAACTTCGTCGTGAAACTGATACGGTCATTGCCCCTGCCACCCATGGCGAGATTACACAACTCCATTTTGTATTGTTCTGCTAAAATTTTGGTCGTGAATGTGTCTACCCCGTCTTTTGGCCGGGACACAAGGAAACTGCATCCATTGGAAAATAATCGCATCATAGTGTATTTTACAGTATAATTATTCGTATGCCAACGGTTAAGAATATCGATTCTTTGAAATATTTCCTCAATCGATTTCCCACAATCGACAGTGGGTATGAATACTCGGTCAATTACCATGAGAACGTGGATCCAAACTTCAAATCGTTGCCCACTTTCATGGCAGAATTCTTTGACTGTAAAGTACACAGTTGCCCGCTGTTGTTGACCAATGAGGATCATTTAATAACCAATCACGTATGGAACCTCACGCACAAGAGCAGAAACAAACCAGGTAAAACTCATGGTCTATGGAAGGAATGGGGGGACCATGTGGAGATCGACCTACCTCCCGTGGCCAGGCAGTTCAACGAGACCTACACCTACGTGTGGTTGCCCATAGACGAGGACAGCGCCAACAACCCATGGCACATATGGATGGACGTGATATCCAAGTTCCGACTGATCGAGAAGAGGTGGTCCACCAACTTCGCCAAGTACGTGTTTGTGCTTTCGAACCCCAGCAATTATTTTGACAGGGTGGCAAAGGAGTTCTTCTCAGAAATGAAGTACATGGTGATGCCAAAGAACGAGACCTGGCAGTTCAAACACCTAATCGTCCCCAGCCTCAGCAATCACAACGACGGAGTGACCACACCACATCTGGCACCGTGGCTCAGGGTGATGAAGAACATACTGAAGGTCGGATCCGATAGGAAGAGAAAGATCTTTGTGTCACGTGAGGACGCCAAGACCAGGAAGCTGGTAAACGCTGAAAAATTATTGATAGCTCTCAAAGGATGGGAGACCGTGACCTTAGAAAATTTATCAATCAAAGAACAGGTTAGATGTTTCTCTGAAGCATCTCACGTGGTGTCAACACACGGTGCGGGACTGACCAACCTGCTCTGGTGTGAGCCTGGGACGAAGGTCATCGAGATACAGGACCCGAACATGATAAAAAAGAAGGTGTATCCCGTGTTGTCTTACCAACTGGGACTTGATCACGAGCTGTACCTCGCAAAGACCATACCCATAAAGACACAGGGAGAAAAACCAAAAGGTGTGAAGAGATTCAACGATCTCATCAATTTTGAAGTGGATGTGGCCGATTTGATTAGACATCTGTAAGGGAATATTATATAATACAGAGTCATGATTTATCTAAGTCAAACACACAGAGAGGTTACAGAGAAATACATCAGATTCGCTAACCAAGGTATACCAGGTTCAAAGATTTTACCTTACAAAGATATTCTAAACATTAAAGAAGCAGAGGGAATCTGGTTGTTTGGCATACTACGTGGCACAGATCTGGTGTACAAACATTGTGAGAAAAATAAAATAAATTTCTATTATATGGATAGACCTTATTGGGGATTGTCTAGAGAACATCCTTATTTTTTGAGAATAGTCAAAAACGGACATGTTAAAAACACCATCGAAGATAGGCCCGATGACAGATTCAAAAGCACATTCCCACACGAGATAATGCCCTATCATAAAAACGGAAAAAAAGTGTTAGTGTGTCCACCCACGAACGCAATCTGTGATTTCTTTAATTGTAGGGATTGGTTAGACAATACATTAAAAATATTGAAGGAGAACACCGATCGTGAGATAATTGTACGAGAGAAACCTTACAACCCAGAAACATACAAAGACGAGAACGGAACTCTACGCACAGGCGAGAACACATCACAGCAGTCAAAAGAAAAAATCGACTGGCGTGAAATACATGCCGTGGTCACGTACAACAGTTCTATAACGATAAAAGCATTGTCCAGTGGTGTTCCGGTGTTCACAGACAGCAATAATTGTGCTTTCCCTATCGCAGGAAAAAACTTCGCAGACATAGAAAATCCAGAATATCATGACCCCAGACCTTTGTTCCACAGTCTTGCATATGGACAATTCAACAAAGAAGAAATGAGAAATGGCTACGCATGGAGTAAGTTGAATGGACGTTGAAATATTTAGAAGGACCGTGAAGGATCGTAAGCGTGGTGCAAGTTGGCAGTTGCTTCAGCACATGGCGGAAGGAATAAAGGCATGCGGTGATAACCCTATCGTAGTAAACGAACACAAGGAAGGTCCATGGACGGACAACGAAATGGAACCAACTGCTCCAATAGGTTGCATGTTTGGTTATGGCGGGAAGAATCAACCACATCACACCAAAGGACGTAGGAGAGATCTAGTCGAACGTGCAAAGAAAAAAGGCATTTACATAATCACATTCGATGGAGGAATATTATCTAGTTTTGGAAATACTATTACACATCCTAAACACCACTGGCGTGTCAGCCTTTATTCACCCATGAATAACGGAGATTTCTTGAGTGACAACAGTCCTGACGACAGATGGAACATGATGATGGACCTATGGAATATAAAACACGAGCCATGGCGCAAGTCAAATCAAAATGATCCTATTCTGTTTGGCTTACAGCCAAAAGACAACTGGAGCATGGACGAGCTTGATCCTATTGAGTGGTTCAACAATGTGTATGAAAAAATAAGACCTGCTACTGATCGTAGATTCCTAATACGTCCACACCCCAATCACATGGCACAGATGATAAAAAGGAAAAACGAGTTCCCCGAAGACTGCGAATTGTTGGAAGGCCCTACACACTTCGTGGGCGATGAGAAAAAGTACTACAGATTCAACTTCCAGGAGGCATTGAGTAACTGTCATGCTTTTGTTACTCATAATTCTACGGCCAGTGTTGACTCCTGTGTTCGTGGAATCCCCACCTTTGTTACCTCAGATCTTGCACTCTGTTGGCCAGTGGCAAACAAAGACCTAAACAAAATAGAAACACCCGAGTATCCGGATAGAACACAATGGGTACATGATATAGGTTACAAGATGTGGAGTACGGACGAGATAAGAAGCGGTATTGTTTTTAAAAGATTCAAAGAGAAGTTAGGACTATGATACACAGAAGAGTCAATGTACTACAAAACCAGTATGATACTATACCAAATCTTATCCTAAGTTTTCCACGTTGTGGTCGTACTTGGATGAAGCACTTATTTGGTCATTATATCGCCAAGAAGTACAATGTAGAATTTAGTAAATGGGTGGATAGGCCAAGATCGGGAATACCTAGAATATTGTTCAGACATGACTGGATGAGTACAACAGGGCATATACCATGGCAAGAATATTTTCAGATACAAGATAAATGTAGATTCATATTCAGTAAAGAAATGACAAAACAAAACATAATATATCTTTTCAGAGATCCCCTCGATGTGTTGTTCAGTTATTGGCCATACCTACAGAGTATACCTTACAAGAACTTTACTCCACCGGAACATACCGATATAATCGATTTCGCACACAACAAACAATGGGGTTTTGATATTGTAATTAATTTTATGAACGCACAGTTGGATCATTATGAACAACATCAAAATAAAAAATTAAAAGTGAGGTATGAAGATCTCAAAAAACAAGATTCGGAATGGCAAAAATTAATAGAATTCATATTTGGTCATTACGACTATCAAGCGTATGAACATGCCAAGTCCCAGACAACATTCTCAAAAATGCAAGAGAAAAACAACAAAGATCTTCCCGATAATCTGAAGTTCTATAGAAAAGGGGGATCAAATTACATAAAAGAATTGTCAGCGGAACAACAGGACATTTTATTAAACTGGCCCGGCTACAAGGATTTAAATAGACGCATACATGAAGATTAAGGTAATCACATCATACAAACCTGGCTGTTGGGAACAGTACGGCAAGAAGGGCATTGAGTCAATGGCCGAACAGTTTCCGCCAGAAGTGGACATAGTTGTGTATGCTGAAGAACCAAAGCCTGACTGTAAATACGGTCGTATCCAATGGATAGACCTCAACACGGCCGAGCCAGAACTTTTTAAATTCAAGAACAAACACAAAGATGATCCGGTCGCTAACGGAGAACTCCAAGAGATACCGGGTGGTGTGAGAAGACCCGCCGAATTACAAACCAAGGGCGGTGCCGACAAGAATAAAGGATCATTCCTATGGGCGGCTGTGAGATTCGCCAACAAAGTTTTCTGTGTGGTCAATGCTGTAAGGAACTCGAAGGACTATGACTACGTGGTGTGGATAGACGGTGACACTTTCACTTTCAGGTCCGTGCCGATGGATTTCTTTGAGAAACTACTGCCTAAGGAGACCATGTTGACCTATCTTGGTAGGGAGAATCCAAACCTACACGATGGTGGCAAGTATCCCGAATGCGGTTTCGTGGGATATAACATGCGACACCCTGAAATACAGAATTTCGTAAACGATTGGGAAAAACTCTATATAACAGATGATGTCTTCAAACTCCTGGAGTGGCACGACAGTTACGTGTTCTGGCACCTGTCAAAGATTTATAGGAAAGAAAGAGGCATAACAGTCAATGATATAGGATACTGGAAAGGGGTCAAAGGTCATCATGTGTTCGTCAACAGTGAACTGGGACTTTACATGGATCACCTCAAAGGAAAAAGGAAGAAGTTAGGCACATCCGCCAAAAATGATTTACGTGTCAACTCCAATACTTCTACAGACATCAGGTCCATCGATTACTGGAAGAAAGCGCCGCCCACGATATGAGACTAGAAGTTTGGACAGAATACGGGCCATTGAATTCAAAACCCATCTTTGATGCTTTCATAAAAAGTTTGGAAGATGCTGGTGAGACTGTATATCTAAACAAGTCTGCCAACGCTGACGTGGCCGTGATATGGAGTGTGTTATGGCGAGGCAGGATGGAACAGTATCAGAAGATCTGGAGAGAATATAGGGGCAGTGGTCGACCGGTCATAGTCATAGAAGTCGGGGGACTGAGAAGGAACCAAAGTTTTAAAATTGGCATCAACGGTATCAACAGAGATGCTGATTTCGCCAATCAAGAGTATGACGACAAGAGATGGCCACTCTTCAAACACGAGCTACAGCCTTGGAACCCTACAGGTGATATCATTGTGATATGTGGACAACACGATGCTTCTGAACAATGGAAGGGACTTCCTAGAATGGAAAATTGGATTGTTCAACAAATCACAGAAATAAGGAAGTATACAACGAGACCAATATTGGTCAGGCCACATCCTAGGAATCAGATATCATTTGATCCCGGTAAATTTGACAATGTCAAAATCAGAATGCCCAAAAGAGATTACAGGACATACGATGATACAGATTTCAAAAAAACTTTAAAAAGGACATGGGCCGTGGTCAATCACAGTTCCAACCCGGCCATGGAGGCGGTCATAAAAGGTATTCCTGTTTTCGTTTCTGAATCCAGTTTGTGTCATGATGTGGGTAACATCAAACTTATTGACATCAACACACCTGCCATGCCTAACAGAATCAATTGGGCAAATCAATTGGCATACACCGAATGGTTCAAGGACGAGATAGAGGCGGGCTTGCCATGGGGGAGAATCAAAAAAAGACTCGAAGAGAAATATATCAAATGAAAGTAATAAACATAGGACAGAGGAATGTCATAGAACCTATAGAATGGAAACCATACACCGGCGAAACTATTATTGTAAAGACAATACTGCGACAAGGCAAGAAGATACAAGAGACTGCCTACTACGAAGACAAAGTTAAAGCAGTGCCACGTGGTAATGCCTATTGTATAGGAAATGGACCTTCCAGAAAAGGATTTGATCTGAACAAACTGAAGTCAACAGGGCAAACTTATGGCTGTAATGCTTTGTATAGAGATTTCATACCAGACTTCATATTTTCGGTCGATACAAAGATTACCGTGAAGATGTGCGAAGACGAAGTGGGGCTAAAGACTGTTCACTATGCACCATCATTGGAAGTGAATAGGAAACAGAACAAGGGCATGTTACATCTGATTCCCTATAATCCTCACTGGATTTCAGGTAACGCCGCATTCTGGACAGCGGGAATACATGGACACAAAAATATATATCTGCTAGGGTATGACTTCCGAGAGTACGGCGCGGGGCAGTTGAATAACATCTACCAAGACACCGAGTGTTATGGTGAGAGGAATAACGATGCTATCTTTGAGGGGTGGTTAAAAACTTTCAGGGACATGTTGAAGATGAGACCATATGTGAATTACACATTGGTGCATGATAATCCCCCAAGTTTCCTACATAATCTACAGACAGGAACGGACATGGGCAACAGTAGAATAATCAGTTATAAGGAATTTAACGATACAGTCTTAAACCAGCACTCTCAAACTTCTGTCTAAAAGCATAGAAGTTTTTATTGTGATTAGAGAACGGATCTTTCAACACAGTCATCTGGTATAGGTGCACCATCTCGTGTGCTAAGGTCTCTATGAAATCTTTCCAGGTTGGAAACTTTTCGTGCAGTTGTATGTAGTAATCCACAGGTACGTGGTGTGGTATCTTGCGTTGATCAAACTTGCCCTTAGGTGTTTTCCTATTGTCCCAGTTGGCCACGCATCTGCCCCAATCTCCCACTAGGCGCTTCACTTCAATGTGAACCCTGCCCAGTCTAGAGCCAAATAGCATGACATTCAGTTTGGAAAACCAGTGTGCGGCTACCATAGATGTAGGTCTATACCCTCGCACATTACCACTCATAGCAAGTTTATTTTCAAATTGTCTCTTGAGCTGTTTCTTTTTGCTGTGTGCCTTCTTTTCCATGGTTGACCTTATTACCAATTATGTTATAATATACTAATAATTATCTAAATTACCATGGACAAAATACGCACAGATTTGCCAAAAACAATTAACGAAGCACTTAAAATACTAGCATATAATGATTATTTCTGGCCAGATCATCGTACGGGTCACATCAACCCGCACCCCAAGGACAAGGAGACCGTGAGATCACTAGCGGAATCACAGTACGCATGGACAGAAAAACAGGCCAAACTGGCCTTGGTCATACTCAAGAGATACCTCACCAAGTTCCAAGCACATCAGATAGACATTAAGCCCTTACTGGACAATCCAGTGTATGAGGACGACTTTAGAGTAATAAGTTTTGACAAAAGCATTGAAAAATACACAGACGATGATGGTACGGAAAAGATAGAGTTAAAATTTCCTTACAACAAGAAGATAATACAACTAATACGTTGCCTCAAGGATAAAAGAGACCTCCCTGGTATGTACGCACAGTATGACGGTGAATCTAAGAAATGGACTATGTTACACACAGATGTCACAGCATACTATCTAACTCTTATCGCTGTAAGGTACGACTTCAAATTTATCACTCCCCAATTACTTGATGATTACGACAAGATAAAAAAGGAAGTTGTAGGACATCGACAACCATCTGCTAGGTTATCAGGAGAAGAGATAATACTAGATCATGCGCACGAATCTCTTAAAGAATACTGGAGAGATAATGTCAAAAACAAACCATTACTACAACAGGTCGACTCGTTGAAAAATTTTGGCATCACCACAAAGGGTATCGTTGTGCCTGCTAGATCAAAATTGGCTAGTCGCATCGCCCATCATCAATATCATAAACTCTGGATTAATTCGACCAATTTTACCAAGACCGAAGTTGTACAGGCACTAATCGATCTGGATGCGTTTCCTTTGCTGATACCTTGTCATAGCGATGTACACGAGGAACAGGAGATACAGGAATTTTGGAGTTGGATGAAGACATTCGAGGAGCACGGCATAGACATGTTGAAACAATGTTCGTGGGGGTTTGACCTTAAGGAACCTGTGTATAGAAAAGAAAGAAGGAGTTTCAGTCCTCGCACAAATGTGATAGATGATAAAAAACCCAGAGAGTTCTTCGAGAACTTGTACGAACTTCATCAAATGAGCAAACAGTTCAAATTCATAGACGAAAATACCAAAATTATATTTGTTCGTAACAGAATACCACGTGCATTAATTAGGAGCAAGGTAAAACCACAGGCTTCATTAATAGCATTGGGTGGTGGTTATTACGCCACAGGCACGGACAATCTCAAAAGACTGCTTGAAAATCTTCCAAAAAAGTTGTATTATAGTGATCACCAACCAAGTAGTTGGGATTGGCATGATCACGTGATAGAACAAATATAGAATGAGCAGTTGTAAACTAGTAATAAAGGACGAAGTAAATGTGAAGTTCGAAAATCTCAGCCTCGAATGGAGGAAGAGATTGTCTAATAAATTCAAATACGAGATACCATACGCCAGGCACCTACCAGCGGTCAAACTGGGCAGATGGGACGGTAAGGTCAGTTTCTTTGGATTGGGCGGGACAACTTACCTGAACCTCGTAGACCAGATACTGCCCATACTGGACGAGGGTGGTGTGTACGTGGACTTTGAGGATCACAGACCACAACACAACTTCGAGTTCAAGGCCGTGGACAAGGATTACCTGGCACACATCACTTGGCCGGAACACCATCCTTGTGCGGGACAACCCATACAGTTGAGAGACTACCAAGTTGAAGTCATAAACAAATTCATAGAAAACCCACAGAGCATACAGGAGATAGCCACTGGTGCGGGCAAGACCATAATCACTGCGGCACTCTGCCAACTGGTGGAACCATATGGTCGTACACTAACCATAGTGCCCAACAAGAGTTTGGTCACACAGACCGAGGAGGACTTCCTTGCTTGTAATCTAGATGTGGGAGTGTACTACGGAGACAGGAAGGAACTGGGCAGATTCAACACCATAGCAACATGGCAGTCATTGAATGTATTGGAGAAGAAAAGCAAAGATGAACATACTACAGATTTCTTAGAGGCCATAAAAGGCATCAACACCGTAATCATAGATGAAGTACACATGGCCAAAGCGGATGTGTTGAAAAGATTACTAACCGGACCATTCGCACATTGTGGCATACGTTGGGGACTGACTGGTACTGTGCCAAAGGCAGATTATGAGTTCATGGGTCTGAAATGTAGTATAGGCGATGTGGCCAACAGGATACAGGCCAGTGAACTTCAAGACAAAGGCGTGTTGGCCAACTGCCATGTTAATGTGCTACAGACACAGGACCATCCACAGTTCAAGACCTACGGCGAGGAACTGAAATGGTTGACAACAGATGACACTAGGATGTCATGGGTGGCGAACACGATCAAGGACATAGCCACGTCTGGCAACACACTGATACTGGTCGATAGGATATCGGCCGGTGAGATGTTGGAGAAGAAAATAAAGGATTCCGTGTTTGTTTCGGGATCGACCAAAAACACAGACAGGAAGGAGCAATACGATGAAGTATCTACTGCGACAAATAAAGTTATCATTGCCACATATGGAGTTGCCGCTGTTGGCATTAATATTCCTAGGATTTTTAATCTTGTTCTTATAGAACCGGGCAAGTCTTTCGTCCGTGTGATACAGAGCATAGGACGTGGTATCAGGAAGGCCGAGGACAAGGACAGCGTACAGATCTGGGATATCACCAGCAGTTGCAAGTTCGCGAAAAGACACCTAGGGGCAAGGAAAAAGTTTTACAAAGAGGCCAATTACCCGTATAATATAGAAAAGATAGATTATGAAAATCCTTACACTTGATGACAGGACATACAAATTAGAGAAGATCCCAGAATGGGTGGATGAGAAATTGAGGTTCGCTGTGTTGGATAATTCCGATCCTGCCAATCCGGATTTCTTTTACATACCTTTGATATTCCTAGAAAGTTTCAACGCACCAGCGGCGGTGTTGGAGATCGGTGATCACAAGATAAAAATGCCACTGGACTGGAAGATGTTGATAGGCGAGGCCGGACAATCAGAGATGCATGTGTTGCCTATAACGAGTCTTAACGATAGAGGGTTTGATGCTTTCACATTCAATCCGTTGTCTAGCACCAAGCCAGAATTCATGCCCATAGACGTGGTGGACATCTACACAGAAGTCAAGTGGTACTTTCCCAAGATTAAGTCGGGACAGATGTTGGCTGTACCTTTGACCAACGGACGTAAGCCTATGTGTGCTTACTTCGTAAAAGATATATCTAGACAATGCGAGCAAGTTGACTATGGCTCCGTCTGGTAGACGAACAATCACAATAGATGCGCCCATAATGATAACCAGTAACAAAATTGCGGTATGGATGGATGAGAATTGGATGCATGACTTTTTTGACTTCATGAAGGAAAATAAATTTAAACTTTCAGGTTTACAACATAAGCACAATAAAATAAAATTAACATTTGTTACAGCAAAAGAATGTACGATGTTTGGATTAAAATATGCCAGCAGAAAAAAATAGAAAATTTTTTGATTTAAGGAATGGCCTCAAGGCCGTGGACTTCAGGAATAAAGATTATTTCGATAGGATAGACGACAAAGAAAAATCTTTGTACTCGCCATATATGTTAATGAGGTACGTGTCCAGTTGTTCAGCAAAGGATCCTTTCTTTGTAGAACACTATGTGGAAATGGTGAACGAGTGTGTGAATAAGCATTGTTTTACATTAGGTAAACACAAGAAACTACTTTGGATACTGACTGCCATGTGTGGAACTTTACAACAACAGTTTCATCCATGGATCAAACCTATGAAGCGTGTACCAAATAAAAGTTTAAAGAAATTACAGGAGATTTATCCCACGTGGAAGGAATCGGATCTCGAAACGTTAGATAAAGTCATAACCGACAGAGAATTGGAAGAGTTGATAGAGGCACATGGCATCGACAAATAAATGTACCTACTGTGGCAAAGAGTTCGCAAAAGAACGTACCTTACAAGTCCATTTGTGTGAACCAAAAAGAAGATACTTACAGCAAGATGAAAAATGGGTAGTGAATGCGTTCATGGTATTCCAAAGATTTTACAAGATACACCAACACAACTCCAAAGAAAAAACATATGACGACTTTGTGAAAAGTCCTTACTACAATGCATTTGTGAAGTTTGGTAGATATATTATGCATATCAATCCACTCTATCCTGACAAGTATATAGATTATGTATTGAAATCAAAAATAAAATTAGATCACTGGGCCAAAGACGAATTATACGAACAGTATCTCATCGAAGCACTTAAGAGTGAACCCGTCGAGGCGGCTTTACAAAGAAGTATCACAACCATGATGGATTGGGCCGAAGAGCAAAACGCACAGTGGGCCGACTACTTCAGATTAGTTAATACCAATCGTGCGGTACAGCATATACAACAAGGCAAAATTAGTCCATGGATGTTGTTAGGTTGCGAAGCAGGTAAAAGGATGTTAAAATCATTTAACGACGAACAACTACAAATGATTGAGAGATTCATGAACCCAAGTTTTTGGCCAAGCAAATTAAAGAGCTATCCGGCAGACCTGTTGCTAGTCAAAGAAACAGCCAAGGAGGCAAAGATTGTCTAAGATAGATCTAGAGATTACCGACAACTTGAGCTTCGAGGACGGAGACTGTGCTGTGATAATAAAAGAGGATGGATCTATAGGAAGGGTTATAATGCCCGACATGAACAGGAAGATATTGGAATCAGAAGGATACAAGAAACTGTTGGATGTGCTAGAGGTTCTGGAACCGGGTTCACGTGACAAGATGATAGATCATGCCAAACAAGGCAAAGGGAGTATGCATTAATGCCTGATGTAGATATAGATTTCTTTGACAGGGACGGAGTCCTCAAGTTATTCAAACACACACCAGCATCCATGATCAAAGATGGTAAATCAGAGAAGCACAAGACTGGAGTGTATTTTCATGCGATACCCGAACACCCAGTGACCGGACATTCTACCCTTGACTACAAGAAAGCCGAGGATAGAGGCTACTTCAAGATAGACATGTTGAATGTCAACATATACAAGGAAGTAAAATCAGAACAGGAACTGGTAGAACTGATGATACAGGAACCGGATTGGGATATGCTGAAAGACCCAAAGATAGTCGAAAACCTTTTCCACCTGAACGGTCATTTCAATATCGTGTCCAAACTGGAACCCAGGAACATAGAACAACTGGCGGCAGTGCTGGCCATTATACGTCCGGCCAAGCGACAGTTGATGTACAAGGACTGGCTTGACATCATGAAGGAAGTCTGGGTACGACCCACAGATGGATCATACTTCTTCAAGAAATCACACGCAATAGCATACGCACAGGCAATTGTTGTACAGATGAATCTGATCACACGTGCTAAATATAGTTTTGATGCTACATCAAAAACCTAAGAAAAAAAAATCCAAACATATCAAAAAAAATCATCGCCGTTCTCTCCGGGACGAATATAATTCATATCAGAAAAATAATCCATTGACTCGTTATGTTGAGAGGGTGTGTGGTGTTAATAGTAATGAAAAAAAACTTTAAACTGGTTTTCTTACCAACTGTATAGTTTTTCGTTTTATTCTTTTCTTTGAAATGTCAGAAAGCCTCACAGTAGGACCGTGAACTATTTCGACATCTTTAGAATTGAGTGTTACCAATGTTGTACGGAAGTAACGAAATTCACCTTTGAGGAATATGTTAATAGGCAGTTTTCGGTTTGATTCGTGCCACCAAGCCTCGCCACACTTCAGGAACTTCATCTTGTCCTGTGGTAGCATTAATCTACCGTAATCATAGAAACTGATCACGTTGGCATCTTCGTTCTGTACTATGCCCACATACTCCAGGTCACCCTTTCGAATCAGGCTCAGGAAGGGAAATTTGTCCCTCAGAGTGTTAAAAATTTCGTTCATTCTATATCTATAAATACTGTTAAATATGTACTATGCAAACAGTCTCAAGGTATTTACTAGATCAATTGGTAATAGCCTACATAAATGGTTATCACGGGAGGAACTCAAAGGTGTACGATAGACGTTTAACACTACACAGAGGGGTCAACAACCCCATAACATTCACGTTCAAGAACGAGGATCAGAAGGCACAGGATATTACGAGCAAGACCTACGAGTTCAACATGATCGATTCAGAGACCAAGAAAGCGGTGTTGACCAAGACGTTAACCATACTGGACGACGGGTCAACAGTAAGCACGAAAGGTGATGCCAGTTGTACGATAACAGAGGGAGACCTATTATCACTGGATGCCAAGTTCTACAACTTCGCAGTGCGTGAAATCAAGTCAGATGGTAGCAGAGAGATCACATATTCAGACACAGGATATGCGGCCGCGGGTACCATAGAACTGTTAGATGGTGCTTACCCAGAGTTCGTTGCCAGCACAGAAGTTTCAAGTTTCACAGCAGTGGGCGGACCACTGACCTACACATCAGGATCCGTAGATGCCAGACCAGGCATCAATAACAACAAGGCACTACACACAATCGCAGTGTACACCAAAAACTTCTCAGGCACACTGAGAGTTCAAGGCACCATGAGTGCTAGTCCGGGATCCAGTGATTGGTTTGACATCACCATGGATGGTGCGTCATCTACTGCCAACACCTTTTCCAGTTCAACCACGGTAACCAACTACAACTTCTATGGTGTTTACCACAATGTGAGATTCAGTTGGGGGAACGATAGTGGTAACACTGGCGTGATTGACAAAATCCTATATAGACAGTAAAATATAGTTTATGAATCTGATCCAGTCTACTATTCTGACGAGTTTACCTGCGGGTAGGAAGAAGACACCCAGCGGTTGGATAAGTTTCAACGCACCTTGCTGTGTGTACAACGGCGAGTCCGCAGACAAGAAGAAAAGGGGAGGCATAATGACCAGCGCTGATGGCACGGTCAGTTATCACTGCTTCAACTGTGGCTTCAAGGCCAGTTACGTGATAGGCAGGAAACTGTCCCGCAAGATGAGACAGTTCATGGGCTACATAGGCATACCAGAGGACACCATACGCAAGTTGGCCATAGAGGCCATGCGAGAGGAGGAAAGCGACATCAAGTACGAGAAGAAGAAATTCGTTACATTCAAGAAAAAATCATTACCTAAAAACACACACAAACTAGACGTTTGGTTAGAAAAGTACATGGCCAACGATCTCACCGAACCACAATGGAAAAAGATCGATGGATTGCTAAAGTATTTAGAAAATAGAGGAATAGGTGCAGACTGGTATGACTTCATGTATTCACCAGACAAGACATGGGACGTACATCAAAGACTGTTGATCCCATTCTACTGGAGGGGTGAGATAGTCGGATTCACAGGTCGTATGTTTGAAGAATCAGATGGTGTCAAATATTACACAGATGTTTGGCCGGGCTACGTGTTCAACATGGATGCTCAAGACTGGACCAGGAAGTTTGTACTAGTTACAGAAGGTCCGTTCGATGCCATAGCCGTTTCGGGTGTGAGCATATTGGGATCAGAGATAAATGAAACACAGAGAGAATTGATAGAGGGACTAGGAAGGCAAGTGATAGTTGTACCAGACAGGGACGCACCAGGTCAGAAGTTGATAGATCAAGCCACCGAGTTTGGATGGAGTGTGGCATTCCCAAAATGGCAAGACGGCGTAAATGATGTCGCGGAGGCCGTAAATCAATACGGTAGAATGTTCACTATACAGTCGATCCTAAAAACAACAGAGACGAGTAAATTGAAAATAGATCTTAAAAGGAAGATACGTGATTGATTTCCATATAGAACCTACCAGTAAATGCACTCTGGAGTGTCCGTTGTGCTCAAGGACTTGGTTCTATGAAAAATATAAAAAAAGATCCTTACACGAAGTTGATGTGGATAATCTCACTAGGTTTGTTGGCAAGAATAAAAAACTTTCACTATGTGGCAACCATGGTGACCCGATATACCATTCAAAATTCATTGAGCTCTGTAGGAAACTCAAAGACAATAACTGCGAGTTAAGAATTATAACAAACGGTTCCTCCAAAACAAAAAAATGGTGGCAAGAACTTAATTCGGTTCTTGAAGAGAACGACACAATCGTTTTCTCCATAGACGGCTTGGAAGATACTAATCACATATACAGGATCAATGCCAAATGGAAATCTATCATGGATGCTATCCAAGTATTACAAACACGCAAGTGTAAAATTCAATGGAAGTTCATTGTTTTCAAACACAACCAACATCAAATCAAAGATGCGGAAGCATTGTCAAAAAAGATAGGATTTGATCAGTTTAACGTGGAACACAGCGATAGGTGGTTGGGCAAAAAGGACCTAATGCCAGACAAGGAGTTCGTTGACGAAGGGTACAAACAGTCAGAGGAGATTCTTACAAACCCAAACTTTACCACAACAATGTCACCAAGATGTTTAAGAGATGGCATGCCTGGTAATAGTTTGTACATAGATGCCGAAGGTGATTTCTATCCTTGTTGCTGGATGGCAAGTTATCATTACAAATATAAAAGTATTTTCTCCCCAAAGGTAAAAAGATCGTTCAATATCAAAGACAACACGATAGAAGATATCCTAGAATGGGCTGAGGTAAAAGAGTTCTTTGATTCAACAAAACAATTTACATCTGCCCACGAATGTTGTAAAATAAAGTGCGGAGTAAAAAATGGCTGAATATACGTTCGACGTACAGAAACTTTATATAGAGATGTTATTGGCGGATGCGGAATCGTTCGCAAGAGCACAGAACATATTCAAACCGGAATCGTTTGATCGTAAACTACAGCCTATTGCCAAATTCATCAAGGACTACATGGACGAATACAAGGTCATGCCGGACGTGGAACAGGTCAACGCCAAACACGATGTAAAACTTAAATCGGCCAAGGATCTAGATCCAAGTCACTTCAATTGGTTGCTGGACGAGTTTGAAACTTTTTCGAGACACAAGGCACTGGAACATGCCATACTACAATCAGCGGACCTGCTGGAGAAGGGCGATTACGCCCCCGTGGAAGACATGGTCAAGGAAGCGGTCAGCGTGGGACTCACACGTGACCTAGGCACGGACTACTTCGAGGATCCTAAAGGAAGGCTAACTGCCCTCAAGGACAACAACGGTCAGATCAGCACGGGCTGGGCCAACCTCGACAAGAAACTGTTTGGTGGATTCAACAGAGGAGAACTAAACATCTTTGCAGGTGGATCAGGTGCGGGTAAGAGTTTGTTCCTACAGAATCTCGCGGTGAACTGGGCCACTGCTGGTCTGAACGTGTGTTACATATCTTTTGAATTGAGTGAGCAACTGACGGCCATGAGGTTGGATGCCATGATGACCAACATACCCACACGTAAGGTGTTCCCGGAGATAGACAACGTGGAGATGAAAGTCAAGATGATGGCTAAGAAATCTGGAATACTACAGATCAAATACCTGCCAAGTGGTAGCAACGTGTTAGACGTAAGAACGTATCTCAAAGAACTTGAACTGAAAACCAAGAAGAAGATAGATTGTATACTGATAGATTATCTAGATCTCATGATGCCGAAGAGCAAGAAGATATCCCCCGCAGACTTGTTCATCAAGGACAAGTATGTGTCTGAAGAACTTAGGAACTTGGTCGTAGAGAAACAGTGTGTGTTGGCGACGGCATCACAATTGAACAGGGCTTCAGTGGAAGAGATAGAGTTTGATCACAGTCACATTTCAGGTGGACTGTCCAAGATACAGACAGCAGACAACGTGATAGGGATATTCACAAGTAGAGCCATGAAAGAGCGTGGCAGATATCAGATACAATTCATGAAGACAAGATCAAGTTCGGGTGTGGGACAGAAAGTTGACTTGGAGTTTGACGTGGACAGTTTACGTATCAGAAGCCTGGACGAGGATGAGTCACAGAGCTACAATCAACAGGGCAAGAACAAGATATACGATTCATTGAAACAGACCTCCAAAGTCACAGGCGGTACCGACACAGATGCTAGATCCGAGATTCCCGATCCAAGAAAAGGCGATAACTTAGGTATTAAAGTCAAAGCCACAGTTGAAGGTGGCAAACTGAGACAACTGCTCAACGATCTACACTCCGACGAGGAGCAATGATAAAGATTAACTTTATAAAATATACGTAGTTTTTTACCGAGAACATAAAAACAACATAAATAAAGGTGTTATAACAAAAAATACCTTATATAGGAGCATAGAACTATGAGTATAAAAGTAAACTGGTTAATAGCTCACAAACCTGTGAATCTATTCATCAGAACAGCCGAAGCATTCAAAAAAGCGATTGCCGAGGCGACCGATGGAAAATACGAAATCGTAATCCATGAAAAAGAATCAGAAGAACATTTTATTGCCGAAACAGGGAAAACAACTGTTAAAGCACTAGCCGACAATGACTTCCAAATGAGTCAGACTGAAGTCTACCAAATTGGCAAGATGCACGAAGGAACAAGAGACTTCTTGGCCCTTGACTTACCTTTCTTGTTTGAGTCACACGATCATTGTTCAGCAGTGATGGAAGGACCGATCGGTGAAGAGTTGAACAATAAACTACACAAGCACCTAAACGTAAAAGGTTTAGCATACACTTATTCAGGTGGATACAGAAACTTTGGTTCAAACAAAGAATTAAAGAACCTGTCTGACCTGGCAAATGCCAACAGCGTTAGGGTTGGTGGTAATCCGGTGTGCCAAGACTACATCAAGGAACTTGGTGTTGACATCAACAGACAATCGATCCAATCAGCCGAACATTGGTTGAAGATAGATGAGATCGAAGCGGACTCTGTGGAAAACACTTACACAAGATTCCCAGAAGCCAAATATTGGTTGAACACAAATCATAACATGTTCATCACGGATATCATGACTTCAGACGCATTCTGGAACACACTAGATAACGATACCAAAGATATCTTCAAACAGACTGCGGTGAAAGTTGCGAGACTTGAAAGGAAATGGTCAGAAGAGGACCACGACGCTTTCGAGGCTTCGGCAGAAGTACATGGTAAAACCATAACTCCAATTTCAGAAGAGGACAAGGCTTTGATGAGAGAAAAAGCCGCTCCTGTCTACGAAAAATGGAGCAAGGAGTTATCTCCTAACTTGGTAGCAAATATCAAGAAATACAATTAGTAGTTCTACAGCATTTAAATACTCGGGTATGAAATTATCCGAGTATTTGAGCTGGTTAGATTCTGAGGAGTTTGACTACTACGCAGACACAGTAAAGTTCGCAGACCTTCAGCAGGAAGGATTCAAATTTTTAAAAAAAGTAAAGTTACCCCCATTACAATTCATAAAAGAAATTACCACACAACCCAGGGCCGACGGCAAGGACCTAGAGAACGTGTACACCTACGGTCGACATCCATCACTGGACGAATGGGCGGAAAAAAACTTTCCGGAACTGAAGTACAAACAAACACTAGTTCAACTACAGAAACCCGGAGACAAAGTGGATCCTCACGTGGACACACTACATGGACAAATAAGGAAATGGATAGAACACGAACCAGAGTTAGCAAACATCGAACACTCCATGGAAAATCCCAATCCTAATTTCAAAGCAAGAAGATATTTTATAGGAGTCGAAGACCGCGTTGATGGACAAGATTTTATCATAAACAATGTCAAATGGATTTGGGAGGAGGGAGATGTCATCTCTCTAAATGTGTGGAGAGCCACTCACAACACAAAAAATAACAGCAACAAGGATAGATACATAATCAAAATAACAGGACTAGAATCATGGACATAGAAAATATATGGCAACAATTCACCAAAAGACAGTTCGAGTACCTCAGTGATATTGTATCACATTCTAATGCCAAAACTGTTTGTGAAATAGGAGTATTTTGTGGTAGCGTTGCTAGAGCGATTTGGAAAGGAATGGAGAACAGCGACAAAGAACTATATCTAATAGACAACTATTCGTTTCTACCAGAAAAGTTTAGAAAACCTTTTTTCAAAATGATAAAAAAAACTATTAGTAGCAATGATAGAATACACACCCTGCTCGAAGATAGTCACAAATACGATTGGACGAAACACGATTTTATTATATTTTCACATGCCGATTATGATCATATGAAAAATGATTTTGATAAATTGTTAACCGTCAATGTGAAGACAGTTGCTCTCGACATACCGTTTGGGTGTTTCAAAAGGACAACAACAATACTGGAAGCATTAAAGGACAAGAAACTTAGACCACAATATTACATCGACGGCATGTTAATATGCGGACAGATGACACATTGTTCTCTTCCTACAGAGGAAGGTACATTGTTTGGAAATCCAATACGATATGTGAAAAAGAAAAAAGGGTCTTATCAAACAGCAATAGATAAGATAGTAGGAAATCTAAAAGGCACTAAAGCGTAAATTACCAAAGATAGCGTAAAAAAGAAAATAACGCGAACGCGTTAAAAAGCGTAAAGCCGACCTTGACCTTCTCAGATCTCCGCCGGCTCCACTGTGTTTAGATTAGAACGTGAACTTGATTCCAACCGCGGCATCCTGCGTGTCTACGCCAGACGCTGGGTCAGTCATCTCGAAAGCACCGTACATGCTGAAGTTCTCACCAATCTTCTTCTCGGCTCCAACTGTGGTGTATGCGGCACCGTCCTCAACTTTACCGTATCCGATCGAGTATGTCGTGTCATCCACTAGGTGTGATGCCACTACCTCGTTTGCGGTTGTGGTAAGGTTGGTGGTTTCCGCGTCCTTGATTGTGTGCGTGTAGCCCACTGTTGTCGCATCTGACACAGCGTATGAAACACCAGCACCTGTGTACTTAACAGAGTTCACTTTGTCATCTGTGTAGGCAATACCTAAATTTAGGTTATCACTCACATCCACAGACGCCGCTGTCTCGTAAACGTCCACACCAGACTTTCCGGTTGTTCCGTCCACTTTGATCAAGTTGTCCAACTGTATCGCACCAAAAGTGTTAGAGTAGACCACTGTGTGTGAGTCCCTGCTGAACAGTTTCTGTGCGGCACCGTTTCCATATTCCGGGAACACATCTGTCTTAGATGTTACTGCGCCCTTGAACACCGAGTTCTGTCTACCCGCTGATATGATTCCAGCGGTGCCCATGTCCACACCGGCGAAGGCCAGTTTGGAATCGAATGGGTTGGAACCCGAGTCATCCGCGTCGATGTCCACCTCAAGGGTAGCGAATCCGTTCACGCCCTCTGCGATGTCCTGCGAGAAGTTTGCTCCGATCGAGGAACCATTGTTCTCGGCCTTTGATGTTGAAACGCCATTGGCGTCCTCGTTGTTGGAAAGCATGTAGTTCAGTGAACCGTACACTTCCATGTTAGCCGCTTCTGCTGGCTTGGGCTTCATTATGAAACCTATCACTATCAGTGCGATGATGATCGCCGCACCTATAGCCGTCTTCTTCTTTGTTATTTTCATTATAGATTTTTCTCCTATATAGTTTCTATATGACTTGTTTTTACTAATGCGAACACCAACACATGTCAGTGAGAGCATTTGCGATCACTGGCCTTGTGACCGCTCTGGATTGTAAGGCATATTTATCAAAAAAGCAACACTTAATAGTTGCGTTTGGTAAACTTTTTCCATGCGCTTGACGTCGAATAATTACAACGAACAGGAGGCGGAATCATGG